CCCAGGGAAGGGCACACGAGCCGGCCTTGCCGTCCCGGAACCCGATGGCGGCCGGCTAGCACAGCTGAAGACTACCTGGACACACGAAAACCGGCCCGACACCCGAAGGTGCCAGGCCGGTTTGTTTTCTAACCTCTACCGCAGCGGCGAGGCGCGGCAGGCTGAGCATGCCCGCCCGGGCGGAGCCGTCAGACTCGCGGGCGCCACCGCGTAACCGCATAGGGTGACGTACATTCCAGTGATCCGGCCAAGCTGCATCGTCTCTTCCGTGACGATGTGCTCCCAGCCTTGTACGTCTGTGAGCTGCATTAACAGGGCGTTCATCCGATCTCGACACCGGAGCGTACGTTCATCTGCAATTGCACCATGAACGCAGTGTGCCATGCAGCTGCACAGCTGTCACCCAGAATAGAAGATCTACTCACCTGATGCTGTGCTGTTGGTAACGCAGTGTATCTAGTGCTTCACACCGAGGCGTTTGCCTAGCTCGATCCAGTTGAGGTTCTACCGAACACGAGAATCTCCCTGCCGGGCGTCCCAGCGGCGGACATAGTCGGTGAGCTGGTTACGCCCCTCGGCAGTGAGCTTCCAATAGCGCCGCGGTGGCCCCTTAGCCCTGCGTTGCCCATTCGTCCAGCATGGGGTAAACCGTGCCGGGAGCGATACTGGCAGTTTGGCAGATCTCCGCGCCATAATGTTCGCTATACGGGTCGCTAAGAAACACGCGCGCTACCCGAGTGCTCGCATGAGTGAGTAAGGGTTTCGTCATGCTCGGATTCTAGCATGCTCCCCTATCGGCCGCCCGGTAGCAAAGACGTAGTACCAGGCTCGCCAAGCGGCGCGGAGGCGGCGGAGAAGAGCAGAGACAGCACGGTAGCCCCTGCCGCCGTGCCCAAGGCGGCCTGCCAGTCGATGTGCAGCACGTTGAGCACCGCGGTACCGCCGCCCAGCAGGACCATCAACGTAGCGGCAAAGCTCTTCAACGCCCGATCCGCGGTGCCGATGGCCCATGCCTTCGTGAAGGGGTCACTGCTGGCAGCTGGCGGCAGGGCCTCTAGCTTCTCGTGCTGGCCATGGTCGGTCATCGGCCCTCCTGCTTGTCAGGTGTAACGCTGGGATGCTAGGATCCGATATACCAGTTACAGAGGCCCCGCCGGGGCTTCCCCAGACCGGGAGGTCACCATGTCTGCCAAGACTCGCAACGCCATCAGATGGAACAAGAGCGTTGGTGGCAGCTCACGGTTTGCTTTCATCCGTAGCTGCAAACTCGTTGAGGTTCTAGGCTCGTACGTGGTCGAGCGGGTCACTGACGGCATGCCCACCTCGGTTGTTGGGACTTTCTTTACCTTGGAGCGTGCACTAGAGGCCATCAACGCTGAGCCGGAGGCAACTTGCTTCCGCTGCGGCCGTTCGGTAGTGCCCGGCAATCAGGTGCCCGACCCTGATTTGCCTTGCCCCAAATAAGGGCCGTTAGCTCAATTGGCAGAGCATCCGCCTTTTAAGCGCGAGGGTTCTGGGTTCGAGTCCCAGGCGGCCTACAACACAGCCATCTAAGGAGCCTACAGTGTCAGACGTAATTAGATTCAACCGATGCAGTGAGATGCAGTTCCGCACGAGCGTGCCAGCCTTGATCAATGGCTACCAGGTGCTTGAAGTCATCGGTTTTCGGCCAGGCGGTTCAGGTGTGTACGCTTGCGCATTCGCCATCACTCGGCATGAGCGTGACGGGGAAGAAAGATTTGCTACGCACTGTGTAGTCTGCACGGATGATAACCCCGTCGGTACGCTCAACTGGCAGTTAATGAGCGGGCACTATGATTTCAGTTCCCGAGAAGGTGCGTTCGCCGATCTGGTTCGACGCAGCACAGGTACCCGCCTTGCGGTGGGTACGGTCTAAGAGATAGGAGAATTGTGGCAGAGACCAAGAAAATCATGGTCACCTCAACGTGGCTTGCAAAGCACACTTTCGAGGTTCCGGTAGACGCCGACACGCGCGACGTGGCCGAGTTAGCAAAGCTCATGCACCTGATCGGGCTAGATCCAGAGGGAGGAGGTGATATCGACCCCAGTAACGCTGAGCTGGTTGACTGGCAGGTTCACGACTAAAGGAGGTTTCGTGCGCATTCTAAGTGCACTGTTTGGCTCCAGCAATGACAACGAAGGTGCTCGGTCCGATTATGACGGACGAGACACCATTGTGTACCCGCCACATCCGAGTGACCCTCGGCCGTACACGGCCATCTCATCGTGGCAGGAAGGAGACCCAGACAGGTAAAGATCCGGGGGCTGGGCCAACGCGAAAGCCCAGCCCCCGGGGTCGCACCTACGGGCCGGCCGGAGCTGGCGGCGCGGGGACAGCGCCCGGGTCATCCTTGACCACGGCGGCATGCACGCGGTCGATCTCGCCCCGGATACCATCAATCGCAGCCTGAACGTCAGCATCCGAAACGGAGCCGGTCTGAGATGCCTTGGCGGCCAAGTCATCCAGAGCCGCCACGATCACACCATCCTCAGCCTTGAGGTCGTCAAGGGCCGCACGCTGGTCGTCAGCTAGTGCCATTTGTATCTCCTGATTCCGTAGTACTTTCCTGACACCTCGGAGGATTTCCGAGACATTTGTGGGAACATTTGCCAGATCATTGAGCAATGATCCGAGGGATAGGCGGCTAGGTTCCGTCATCACAGCCCCCAAGCCGCGAGCCACTTGGCCAGCTCGTTAGCCATCTCGCCAGCAAGCCCACTATGGGCATACCTGATAAACGCGTGCGCCATCACAGCCATTTGTAAATTTGCCGAATTCTGGGCAGCTGTGATAGCGTTAGTCGGGACAGGTGCCGGGGGAGTGGGGATAGGATTTACTGGCAAATCTCCGCCAGTAAGCAGCTTGTAGTCGTTCGCCAGCGCAGTCTGATCGATACCGACTAGAAACGATCGGTTGGTGAGGTGCTCAGGCCAGATCACAGCCCATGCCTCTTGCACCTGCTGTGCCCAGAATTTATCCGTGATGCCGATTGGAAAGCCCCAGGTGATCGCGCCGAGGTCAGGTCGGCCCGCCGTAGTATCGCCCGTGTACTGGCCAGTAAGGAATGCGTGACCGCCCCAGTCGGGAGAGCTGCTGTCATAATCCCAGGGACCGCCGGCATCGGTCTGGGTTTGCTGGATCTTGTGTAGATCCGCGCCTGTTGAGAGCGAACCGAAAATAGCGATCGCAGCCCGGACTTCGTCCAGATCGGCTACATTGACTTGAGCGTAAGCCACACATCGCGTGCGGTTGCCCCGCGCGTCAGGCGGTCCTACCCCAGTCTTATGTACTTCACTGAGCATGTCGGCCATGACGACGCCGTTGTCATCAGCTGGAAAGTTTGGGTTGCCAGAGCGTTTGTAGAGGTCTAGCGCGTCGGCCGTGCCGAGGGTGGAAGCGACACCCCCCAAGTACTCAGAGATCAACATTCGGTCATGCACGACATCCGCGGGGCCACAGTCGCCGTAATGAAAGTTACCGAGGTCGCCCCAGCTCTTTGCCGGGACTAGATCGAAGTGATCCACCGTGGCCGGGTGCGTCGGCGTCAGGCCGGTCAAGATACTGGATAGCCGCAACACGGGCCGGTCAGGGTCATGCGGTCGCCGGCCAAGACGCATGCCCGGCACAGCCGTAGTCTCTACGTGACGAGTCGGCACGCGGCCTCCTTAAAGTTGTTGACAGACACTAGGAACCTAGATAGTGTGAGCACTATGGCTCAGTCAAAGCGCAAACCGTACGTGGTCCGTCAACAGACTAGTGGGCGCACGGGAGTTACTAAATTTATTGTTGTAAATAATCCGGGAGGTCGGCGTGTGAGTGTAGAGCCTTGCGCCACCCGTGAGATCGCGCAAGCTGAAGCGGATGATCTCAACGCGTGCGCGCCTAGCCCGCCCACACAGCACAGCATCGTTGATCACGCAAAACAAATTGTAATAGATCACGGACCCGCGATAGCCCTAGAGTTGACCGAGGAGGTGGTGCAGCAATCGACGAAAGATTTGTCTGACGAAGAAAAAGCACATCTAATGGCCGAGGTACAGCACCAAGCTGAACGCACTTACCGGTTCTTAGGCTATGAGCCTCCCAGCGGATGGCTAGCTCACCTAAATTAATGCCTAAAAACGTTCCCGGCACTATCTACCTACTGTGCTTCAGTCGGCCGTACAAACACGCTAAGCACTACCTCGGCTGGGCCTCGAATCTCGAAGCTCGGTTAGCCGAGCATGCGAGTGGCCGAGGTGCCAGGCTACTAGAAGTCGTAGCGGCACAGGGGATTACGTGGCAGCTCGCCCGAAGCTGGGAGGGTGACCGCAACCGGGAACGGCGACTCAAGCAGCGAGGAAAATCTAGAGACTGTCCGATCTGTCAAGCCCGAGAGAAGGTGAACACGGTGGTAGCGAAGGACGCAAGGGCAAGGCCGTCTGCCGGCGCTGCCCGGTGAAGGCTGAGTGCCTGAGCTGGGCCTACAGCACGGGTCTCACCTTCGGAATTGCCGGCGGCACGACCGAGGCTGAGCGCCGTACGCTACGGCGCCTAGCTTCATAAGAAGGAGGTGATAAACATGAATGATCATCAGACTGATGATGTGCTGGAAGGAGACGAAGAGGATTACAAGCGTATTGACGCGACCAGAAAATAAGACGAAAGTAAGCAGTCGCAGGTAGGGCCACACAGCCGGGATACGGGAGGGGAAGACCCTAAGAGCCGGGGTGAGCGCAGCAGGCTGGTCGGCTGCGGATCGGACGAGCTTGCCCCGGACCCCTACCTTCCATGTCGCCCTCTGCGCATCACCTCGCGACCGTAGGGGGTCTTGCCCCAGGGCCTCGCGACCGAGAGCCACACGAGAGCCCAGATGCCCAGCAGCCCGCCGTAGGCGGACCCTGGGCTCTGGTAGCCGGCCAGCGAGGCAACGCCTAAGCCGGCGAGCACCCCAGAGCCCAGCAGCTTGGCCAGCACCCACCAGTGCCGGCCTAGACCCAGCTGGCTAGCCAGAGCTAGGACGAGCCCGGTAATCAGGGCCACGCCAGCCAAGGACACCAACCAGACCCGCACCTCGGCACGTGGGATAGCCAGCTGCACCGCTATCAACGCAAACCAGCCGGACGCTGCGATGATGTGGCAGGTGAGAAGCATATTGTGCGCTGGCCGGGGTAGCCGCACGGTGGCTTACCCGGATCGCCCGATAGCGACATAGGCCTCTCCCGGGGCCGCGTAGTTCAGCGTCACGCCGACGCATCCGGCCGGAGCCGGGTACTCCTTGGTGAGGGTGTGCGCGGTGAGGGCTTGGCCCATGCCGGCAACAGTGAAAATCGGATCTACTGGGATAAGCTTGCCGCCCGGCATCATCCAGCTGGCCAGCAGCAGAAGGCCGCGCACCGCATCCGCTCGGCCGCTATTCCAGTCCTGCACGCCGAAACTGAATGCGGCATTACCTTCCCAGCCACCTACCACATTCCACGGAATATCGAAATTGCGTTGCGGCCAAGTTAGCGGGGATGTTTTTGGGTCAGTCGGCGCACCTGTCGCGGGTAACCGGATCATGCTTGTTCGCTCCCTATGTTTCGGCCCCTGCCCATTCCCGGCTATTTGCTGTGCTCGGTTAATAACCCAATCCCAGGGAAACTGCGTGCCTGGGTCAGTGTGTGTGCCGTCCTGAGCGCCTACCGTCCAGTCCCAGTGCCCTATCACCCCGCCCGGGTGATTTGCATTCACCTTGCAGGCCGCCACCTCGGCTGTACTGAGATGGCGGATAGGGATGCTACGCGCTGTGCACCTTGCCGCTACCCATTGAGCCGCTAGTTCTAACATGGTTGGGTGGTTAGTGAGCCATTCCGTTCGTGACCACGCGGCGAAGCCACAACAGCAGCCGTTGTCGGAGATCGAGTTTGCCGAGAGGACAGCCCAGGCTGCTTTGGAGTAATCAACGAATTGCTCGGCACGCTGGTCATCAAAAGCAGCATGGTACGA